GAAGAAATCTAAAAAACATTTCTTAAAATCAATACCCCCAAATCATGGTATGCAAGATCCAGTTGAAATATGTGATAAAGAAATGAATTCAAGGATTGATCTTATTATAGAAACTTATCTATCAGGTGCAAGATGTAATCCTAATTTTTGTGCCCATCTTAAGGATGAACCAGTTACCTTTGCAAAAGCTAAAGCAAAGAAAACTAGAGTTTTTACAGGAGCACCATTTGATTGGTGTGTTGTGGTGCGAAAATATTTACTTTCTTTCTGTAGATTATTACAAAATGAAAGATTTGCTTTTGAAGCTGCCCCAGGAACTGTGGCTCAATCATTGGAATGGCAAGAAATATATGATTATATTGTTAAGCATGGTGTTGATAGAATTGTAGCAGGTGATTATAAAGCATATGACAAAAAGATGAGCCCTAAAGAAATTTTGGCTGCTTTTGATGTTATAATTCATATTTGTAAATTATCTGGTAACTATACAGACAATGATATTAAAGTTATACAGGGTATAGCTGAAGATACAGCTTTTGCTGTAGTTGATTTTAATGGTGATTTAATACAATTGTATGGTTCAAATCCATCAGGAAATCCATTAACAGTTATTTTAAACAGCATTGTTAATTCATTGCGAATGAGATATAATTATTATCTTCAAAATCCAAATTCTGAAGTATTGTCATTTGGAGATAAGGTTGCATTAATGACATATGGTGATGATAATATTATGTCGGTACACAAAGAGTGCAATTGGTTCAACCATACGTCTATTGCTAAAACGTTTGCAGATATCGGTATAATTTATACTATGGCAGATAAAGAAGCAGAGAGTGTACCGTTTATACATATTGATGAAGCATCATTTCTAAAACGCACATGGAAATATGATGAAGATATGAAATGTAGATTAGGTCCGTTAGATCACGATTCTATAGAGAAAATGTTGATGGTTTGGGTAAAATCTAAAGCGGTTACAGAAGAATATCAAGGAGTGTCAGTAATTTGTACAGCTTTACAAGAGTATTTCTTTTACGGAAAAAAGATTTTTGAAGAAAAACGACCAATGTTGATCGCATTAATATCGAAACTAGGTTGGGATGATTACGTATGTAAAGATACTTTCCCTACCTATGATGATCTAGTTATACGATACATGAAGAGTTCGAGTAAATGTTTCTCTTATGAGGAATGTTTCGCTCCCCAAAGTGGATTGTGTTTATTTAATGAAGTACCAGAATATGAAAATATTATGTCAGTTTCTGATAAACACAATAACGGTACACCGCCGGGGGATCCGTCTTTGAATTATCGTG